GTGACATGGTTGATCTGTTGTGATATGGTGAGGTATGGCCAATAACGTTGTAAAATATATCCTTGACGTCAACACCAAAGACGCTCAAGACGGGTTGAAAAAGACCAGTCGTGAAACCAAGAAGTTGGAAAGTAACCTTGACGACACCAAAAGAAGCGCGTTGGATATGGCCAGCAAAGTCGGATCGGCTGTTACGGGTATTTCTTCAGCGCTTGGTTTGGTGGCCGGTGCTGTTTCAACGGTGGTGAGTGCTTTTGAAGATGCTATTGAAGGCGCTTTTGAGTTCAACCGCGCCGTTGTTGATTCGATCAACGACTTGAATGATCTGAACGCCCAAAGTGCTTTGAGTGCTGAAAGTATCCAAGCGGTGAAAGTCGCCTTTGAAGGAAGTGGACAAAGCGCGCAAGCCGCCGGCGCTTTTATTTCTCGTTTTCCTCGCTTGATGGCCGATCTTGAAGCCGGTTCCAGTCGTGCAAGTGAAGCCGCCGCCAAACTTGGAATTTCAATCAGAAATCAAGCCGGTGAAATGCGATCAAGTGATGAAATCTTAAAAGATGCGATCGCGTCACTTCAACAGATCGAAAACGACACCGAAAGATCAACAACCGCGTTTTTGTTGTTTGGAAGATCGGCCGGTCAACTTCTTCAGGCTTTCGCGAAGACCTCAAATTTTGAAAACTTTTTGGCGCTATCAAATGAATTTGGTGTCAAAACCGGACCTGAAGCAAGCGCCGCCGCCGCCAAGTTTCAAGAACTATTGGCCGCTTTGAATGTTGTGGCAGCTGGAACCAAACAAGCATTTGTTGAAGCGCTTGGCGGTATATCCTTCTTCAATGAAATTCTTCTTGGAACCGTCAAACTTTTGGCAACTACTCAAGTTTTCCTTCAAGACCAAGAAGAAAATATACAAAGTTTTTCAAACGCGCTTGGTGCTATTGGAACCGCTACTTTTGAATTGTTCAGATCACTTCTTGGAAGTGTTCAAGAATATATAGGTGAAGCCGTCAGTTTTTTGGTTTTGAAATTGACGCTTCCAATCTATATCTTGAACCAGATTGGTTTGATATCTGATGAAACCTTTTCAAAGGTTGAAGATCTGGCCACCGCTACCCGTGACGCTGGTTTTGCATTGGAAGATCTAACAGTGGCCGCCAATACAAACGTTGAGCAAGCACAAAGCACCGCCGATCGAATTGAAGAACTGGTTCAAGGTATTTTGGCCGGTATTGATCTAGAAGGGAAAAACCTTCAAGATGGTTTGAAGGGTCTTGAAGATGGGTTGAAAAGTACAACCGCCGCCGTTGATGAATTCACCTTTTCATTTCAGGGTGAAGATGAAGCAGCCTTGGAACGTTTGAACCGCGCGATGATGACGATTGACGACGCTTTCAAAGAATTTCAACCGTTGACCGTGGCAGCTGAACAAGCAACTGAACAAGTTAGACTCCTTCAAGATGCGGTGGAATATTATGAAGAACTTGGTTTGGATACTGAATTGGCCCAAGAACTTTTGACCGCCGCGCGTGAAAAAGAAAAAGAAGCGTTGGAAGCATTGAAGCCGGTGGTTGAAGACGTGTCCACCGACTTTCAAAAACTTGGCGAGTCCATCGCTGGAACGATCAGCGGTATCAGTGATCCTTCATCGTTGATCGGTGGTCTTGGTGGTGCAACTGGAAAGGCCGGCGCCGCTTTAAGTGGTCTTGGTGGAAAAGCTGGTCAAGCCGGCGCCGCTTTGACCGCCGCGGCTCCTTTTGTTGGTGCTATTGGCGCGGCGGTTGTAGCGCTTGAAAAACTTGGACAAAATACACCAAAAGATCTTGAAGAAACCTTTGACACCTTTGTGAAGAACTTCAAGAACGGCGCGCGGCTTCTTCCAACTTTGATCGCGGATATCTTACCAGATTTTTTGGCTGAAATCTTGGTGGCCATTGGCGCGGCTGCTATCAACCTATTATTTCAACTTCCAAAGGCGATCACCGATGCACTGATACAATTCACGATCACGTTCATCATTGAATTGAAAAACGCGCTGTTTGGTTGGGCGGATCGTATTCAAGACTTTTTCAAAAATATTGGCGAGTATTTCAACAACCTTCTAACCCGTGAAGGAAGACGTGAAAACCGTCAAAGAATATTGGGTTTTGAATCCGGTGGCCGTTTTACTGGTCAAAGCGGTTTGAGGTTCACCGGCGCGGATGAAGGTTTGGCCATGCTTCATCGCGGTGAAACAGTCGTTCCAGAATCAAACCGACGAAGCCAAGCGGTTGATCGAACTATGGGATCAATGGGAAGTGGAATCAATATCGTGGTCAACGCTCAAATTGTTGAACAATCAGCAATTGATGAACTGGTTCGGAAGATTGAACAAAGAATGACCGGTTTTGGCGGTGGTCGTTCAACGCTGTTTGGAGTGTAGATCATGGCAAATCCTAAATTTTACTTTTTCCCTGAACCTGATGGATCACAGCTGGTTGAAATTGATCTTGGTGAAGGACTTGCAGAATTCTTTTTTGACTTTGAAGTTGAACGTTCAACGGCGGTGGCTTTAGATGGTGGAATGTATAGAACCACAACAACACACCGACAAATCTTGAATATTCAACGGGATCGTTTTACCGGTGGTGAAGATTTGGCGATCAAATTCGCGGCGCTTCAAAACCATCTTGATCGCGGTTACAGCTGTGCTTTTGCTGTTGATTCAAGCCGCGCTTGGTGCTATCCAATTATCAATTTTCCACAAGGTGGAGTGAGTGAAGTTCAAGTTGGCGGCGATCCGTTTCGTGGTATCGTTGGAAACTTTACACCGCTGGCCAATGACTTTGTCAATATCATTTCACAGAATCCTGATCTTGTATTTGAACAAAATAAGGTGAATTCAACGTTTTCCAGTGTTGGTTGGTCGTCAAGTCAAGGTGGTGTTTTGCCATTGGAAAATCAAACCGCGTTCACCTACAACAAACCAGCTTTTATCCATCATCATCGATATTTTCCGCTGTTGAAACGACCAAACCAAGAAGTTGGTCAAAATATAATCACCAATGAAGGCGGCCGGTTGTTTTCGTTGTCGTTGCGTTTGGTCATTGATACCGCTCAAATGTTTTCCTTCCATCCACAGGTTGACAACAGCGCTGGCCAATCAAACAATTGGGTTGGTGAATTTGTTCTTGGTGGACCGGTGGCCGGAATGACTTTGGATCGTTCTTCCAATGGATTGACACCAACACTTTATAACCCTTACAGCGCGATCCAAGCTAGAAAGCCTTGGTGGAGTTGATCCAATGGGTTGGAGTTCTAAATTTTTCGCTGAACTGTATAAGTCGACGATCAACCCCGTTTTCAAGTTGCAGTTTCACGATCTTGGAAATGGGATCGGTCGTGACTTTGTGATCTTCAGTCATGGTCAAGCGCCGTTGAAGATTGGAAACGGCGGCGTTCAAGTGAACGGCGTGACGGTGATCCCGTCAAGATGGTCGGTGAGTTTTGGCGGTTTTTCGGTCGCGGTGGTTGGTGATGCTTCACAACTGTTTCAAGCGGTGGCCAAAGGATCATTTGCTTCATTGTTTTGTCAACTTGGATCAAGCGACTTTGAACGGATAGCAATTGGACAGCTGCAAGGGATAAGAAGGAACGGTTTTGAAGATCGTCTTGTTCTTCAATTTGTGGATTTGTTGACGGCGTTTCAAAACACGGTGAACAGTGAAGTTGGTTCATTTCCTTCACCAAGTACATTGAACCCACCGCGCCAAGATCTATTTTATGAACTTGGAACGACTAGATCGATCACTTCAAATTGGGCGGTTGGTGATTCAACGTTGGCTGTAACCAATACGACTGGTATACGTCGTGAAACTGGAAAGAATGGAATTGTGAAAATTCAAAATTCGTCCAGTGCTACCCCGTTTTATCTTGAATGGGATTCATTTTCAGCGCCAAATGTTTTGTCAACTACTCCAAACGGTGGTGATGAAGCGTGGCCGTCAACGGTGGCCGCCTATGACTGTTACACGTCAACCGGTTCTTTCATCACCGTGGCTGCTCAGTTGGATGATCACCCCGTTGATATTCTTGGAAAGATACTTGAATCAACCGGAACTGGAACCAATGGATCACTTGATACACTTCCTTTTGAATGGTCCGTTGGTGGTGTATTTGGAACCGGTTTATTTGATCAGTTTGATGGAAATATACAAAAGACGTTGATCAGTGGTGTAACGACAAGTAATTACAAGTGGCGTCAAGTATATGATCAACCGCTTCAAAACGGGATCCGTGACCTATTGACGACGGCCGCCAATGTTGGTCAATGGGCGGTTTTTCGCCAAGGATCTTTCAGCTGGCGATCTTGCAGTGATCCAAATGAAGTTCAATTCATAGCCGGTCAAATTCGTGACCAAGATATTTTTCAAGTTGTAAGTCATGATCTATTTGATCCAGTTCAAGGTGAAGTATATCCAATTTCATCGTTGCAATACTCCACAACCATTCCATTGAACACGTTGACCAGAAAAGACGTTGGCGTGACCAGCGGTGGCCGCTTGGCTTCACTTCCAGCTAGCCGCGAAATAATCAGATCCGGCCGGTTGATCTACTCTCCAGACACAAATGAAAGTGATCTGGCAAATGCAGATCTTCAAAGAATGGCCAAATGGGATCATTGGACGTTTGAACGCGTGGTTTTGAGGTGCAAAATTGTAACCGCTCAATTTGTGGCCGGTGATGTTTTGGAAATATCATCTTCAAAACTTCATGGGATCTTGGGTGAATATCAAAACCAGCGCGCGTTGGTGGTGTCATCGTCATTTGATTTTTCTTCAAATTCCAGTACAATAGTTTTGAACGTGTTAACCGGTGAACGATGATGGAATATACAGCGACTTTTGAACGGCCAGAAATTCTTGACCGTGTTGAAGAAAATGGTTTCGTTACTTTTGACGGCGTCTTTGATTTGAACTTGATCGGGTTGAGATCTCCACAACAGATCGCCAACGCCTTTGATGATTGGTTCTATGTTGTTTGTCGTGGTGAAGATGGTCTTTGGCACCAATGGATCTTTCAATGCACAACTGACGCCGGTTTATATTGGCTTCAAAATCCTTCCAATGTTTTGGGAACGGCCATCATGGTTCACCCACAACAGGCGCGCGGCGTTTATAAACTGGATCTTCATGCTGGAAAATACTTGGCACTTTGTCAACGAAATGGAAGCGTGAAGGTTTGGCGAGACAACAACAAAGACGAAATTCTTGATCGAGGTGGTGAAGAACTTGAAGGATATTTTGGGATCAATATCCACCGCGCTTCCAGTCATCGAGTTTTAGAAGATGTTGAAAGATACAGCGCCGGTTGTACTGTTATTCAAGATCCAGACGACTTTGACCAGCTGATTGAACTTTGTCATAAACAGATCAACACGATTGGCGTTGAAAGTTTTACTTATACATTGATCGACGGTTCAAGGGGTTGAAGATGGAACAAGATATTCTTCATTTGTTCATGAACGGCGGCGCCAACGTTGCATTTGCTGCTTTTCTTTGGCACCAAAACCGAGAACAACAAACGCGCGCTGATGAACGTGAAGCACGTCAAGAAGCCAAGGAAAAAGAACTAAGGGATCGATATGACAAAGTGATCGCCGATCTTCAAGTTCGTGAAGATCAAATGAGAAATGAGATCAAAAAAGAGATTAACGATCTTGATAAAAGAATGACAGTTCTTGAAGCGAGTGTTCAAAACGTTGTTCGTATCGTTGAAGAAATCAAACAGCGCTTTGTTACAGTTCGTTGAAGTGGATCACAGCTGCTTCTTTGGCCGATCTTAATCGAGAATAAACACCAAGTTTTGAACCCTTGAATAACAGTCGATATTTTCCAACCGGTGTTTTTTGTATCTGGTACAAGTGAACAGTTTTATAAACAAGGCCAAAATTGTTCTTGACCAAGCGCCAAGAAAGGTTAACATGATTATACATTTTTACACCTTGAAAGCCGTGTTGGTACTGGCAAGCCACCAACACGGCTTTCTTTGTATTGTTTTTATCGTTGAGGCGTCGAGAAATACAGAATGAACGCGGTTTTCAAAGCTGGTTGTTCATTTGCTGGAAGCGTTTCCAATAGATCTTGAAAGATAAGACGCGCGTTGTATCTTCCTTTTGCTTGGATGGTTTTACGAATAATCTTCATCCAAGCTAGTTCCAGTAATTTTTGACTTTGTTCATTTGTCTGATCTTGAGGTTTCATTTTTTCACCTATGGTTGAGACGACCACCGCGGCCGCTTCTTCATTGTATCATATCGGAAGAAATAGATCGAATATTATTCATCGTATAATTTCTTGAAGAACGGGTGGTTTTGTTGTATTGTTTATTGACTCCACAACAACAAAAATCGAGGTGCTTACCATGGCAATTCAAATTTCTTCAGAACAAATTAAAAGTTCAAATATCATCACTTCATTGATCGCCAATGAAGCCGTCACAGCTGCGAAACTTGATCAAACTGACACGTTTGATTTTTCCGGCGGTTCTTTGTCGGTGGCTACTCCAACCGCTGACGCTCACGCGGTAACAAAGGCCTATGCGGACGGGTTGATCGCTGGTCTTAAATGGAAAGACGCCGGCCGCGTGGCTACAACAAGCGCTTTGGCTGCTACCTACAACAACGGATCAAGTGGTGTTGGTGCTACTTT